GGATGATTATGAATTTACGGATGAGTTTACAGAAGTTTCTGATGCATTAAGGGATATGGGTGTAAATCAGGAAGGTTATGAAAAGCTTATTTCCTTACAAAGAGATCGTGAAGAAAACATACATAAGGCTTATAACAATCCAGAGGCAGAGGTGGAAGCCTTAGGTAAGGATGGACAAAGACGGATAGATAATGTTGATAGATATTTGCAGGCTAATTTAGATGACGAGACTTATGATAGGGTTGCCCCAGGTGTTAATTCTGCTGCTGTGGTTGAAGCTTTTGAAATTCTCATTAAAGCGACAAAACCCAAAGCGCTACCTTCTGAAGGGGGAGAAAACCCTACGGGAATGACTGAAGACAAGCTTTTGCAAATGCGTAGAGCTAAAACAGAAGGTGGGGATTTTAGGATGTCAGTTGATCCTGATTATCGAAAAATGGTTGAAGGTGAATGGGAGCGCTATTATGGGAATAGAGCGCATACCTCTGTGGTAGGTGAATAATGAAGATTAAAGAAGGTGTAAATCTAGCCGGGATTCAAATTGAGATGAGACCAGTTCTCATTGCAGCCGAAAAATTATGGAAGGACAACGGGCAAGAGCTTGTCATAACCGCAGCGCTTGATGGTACGCATTCTGCCGGGAGTCTCCATTATTATGGTTATGCAGTTGATCTTAGAACAAGATATTTTGAGCAGAGTGTTGTGCATGAAATAGCTGCTAAGTTAAGGGATACTTTAGGCCAAGATTATGATGTTATCGCGCACCAAACGCACATGCACGTAGAGTATGATCCAAAAAGTTGACACTTTAACATAATGTAAGTTACGATAAGTAATCCGATACCCTTCATAGGCCGGATGTATATTATTGGCCCCTACTAATAGGGATACCCATAGCTAATTTTGTATATCTAATCCTATTGGAGGGTTTTTTTATGAGTAAGTTTTTATCTGCTGTTGCGTCGAAGGAATTCGATAGCGACGTAAAACAAGAGTATCAAACTGCTGGTCTCTTAAAAGATTGTGTCACTCGTCGTAATGGCGTTATCGGTGATACGTATAATTTCCGCCGCATGGGCAAAGGCTTGGCAAATCAGAAATCTACTTCTGATCTGGTAACGCCTATGGATGTTGACCATGAGTTGATTCCCTGTGTTCTTACTAACTGGAATGCTCCAGAGTACACAGATATTTTTGATCAAAAAGATGTAAACTTTGATGAGAAAATGGAGCTTGCAAAAACTATTGCACACGCTCTAGGTCGTCGTACTGACCAGCTTATCATTGATTCTCTTGAGGCAGCTACGCCCACTATCCCTGATGCACCTGCTGCTGGCGGATTGACGTTGGCAAAGCTAACTTATGCAGCTTCAGCTCTTACAGATCAAGGCGTACCTACTGCTGATCGCTATATTGCAATTAGTGCTGCCGGGCTGGAAGATATTCTAAACGACACTACAATCACTAATCAGGACTACAACACTGTTCGCCTGTTAATGGCTGGTACAATTGATTCTTTCATGGGCTTTAAGTGGAAGATCATTGAGACTCGTGAAGAAGGTGGCCTTGCTAAAACTGGAGCGGTTCGCAACTGTTGGGCATGGCATAAAGCTGCTGTAGGTCAAGCATTTGGCATTGAAATGACCACACGCGTAGATTGGGTTGCAGAGCGTACAGCCTGGTTATGTAATGGTATGTTGAAAGCTGGTGCTGTCGTGCGAGATGTAGACGGTATCGTTAAACTTCCAATTACTGAATAAGGAGGCTGAAATGGCTTTTGATAGAGATAATTTAATCCGTATTGGCGGTGCAAATAGTGGAGCCAAGGCGTTATGGATGTACGCATCTGAAGATGACGCTTATGCTGCTATTGGTGCTGCTGATTACTTTTTAGAAGCAATAGTTGAGTTAAAGCTTGACGATACGCTTATTGTAACCGATAGCTCTAATGTGCATACCATCACCTATGTTAGTGATCGTGATACCACTTCAGGTTCCGAGACTATTAGCGTAGCTGCTGGTAATACCATTACAGCTTAACAAATTGAGAGGGGGGCCTTTCCATTCTCTGGATGCCCCTACCCTTAGGCCCCCTTCTCAACCTTATTGGGGAGATTCATGGCAACAAAAATAAGCGCTATCTCTAATGCTTTTCTCTTAATAGGGGATAAGACCATAAATTCGCTTGATGAGGATAGTTTTCGCGCTACTGTTGCGGCAAATCTTTACGATTCTATTTATCAAACAGAGCTGGTGTCTCATCCTTGGACTTTTGCAAGAAAAATGCAGAGTCTTGCGCTAACTACAGAAACACCTGTTACTGATGAATGGAAACTTATCTATCAGCTTCCTTCAGACTTGATTTCTGTATATCGAGTATATCCAAGGTCTGATTATGAGATATATGGGGATAAAATTTATTCCAATACGAACAATTTAACACTTGATTATTTTGCGCGTGTTGATGAGTCTGCATGGCCTCCATATTTTGAAAAGCTTATGCATTTTGCTTTAGCTAAAGACTTTGCTATACCCATTCGAGAAAATGCCTCTCTAGCGCAATACTTGGATGGTCTTTATATTGGTCAAGGTCAGAAATCCAGAGCGGTAGATTCTAAGCAAAGGCCGCAAAGACAAATACAGAGCAAGCCTTTTATTGAAGCGAGATATACACAAGGATGAAAGCGCAAATACTGCAAAATAACTTTGCAGCAGGAGTTTTCGAGCCGAGACTTGCTGGAAGGACTGACATTGATCAGTATTACAAAGCTCTTAAAAAAGGGGAGAATGTTGTCACAATTCCTCTTGGTGGCGTAACAAGAAGGGCTGGGCTTGAATATATAGACAAGCTTCCAAATCAATTAGTTGAAATTAATGCTTCTCCAACAATGCCCAATGGCGGTACACCTGGAGATATAAATGATTTTGATTATTCTACCTTTACCAGCACTACGATTGCTCCGGGCACTACTGATCCGTATGTTATAGCAGAGTATGATTTTGGGGCAAATCAAAACGTACTGTACTGGGACATCATAAATATAAGCTTAGATACTGGCTCTACTACAGAGGTCGTAGTTCAAGAGTCGTCAAATGGTTCCACGTGGAACACTATAGGCACCATACCTATCATTGATACAAATATAAGGTCTTACAGAATAGAGGGTACAGACAATAGATATTTTAGGCTTGTAAGAATAGGGGCTACAGATTTAGGAAGCTCTGTATTTACCTTGTCTGGATTTTGGTCTTATTCAGAGGGTGCTGCTGGAAGTTGTAGGATTATAGATTTCGGGGTAAGTGACCAGGATTTATTCCTTGTGGTTCTAACAGACAGGACCATCATAATCTATGAGAATGACGCAATACACACTATCTTGCCATCAAAGTTTGATGAAGCTTCTTTACAGACAATGGATGCTGCTAGGACAGATTACGTGATGTTGATGGTTCAAGAAGATGTTGTTCCTCAAAGGCTGATCTATGACACGTTTGATGATTTATTTTTAATCGATGATGTGCCTTTTTCTTCTATCCCTGTATTTGATTATAACGATTCGCTTTCACCCACTCCAGTTCAGGCGGTTTATGATTATTCGTTTAGCGGCTTGAATAATGGACAGTTATTTAGATTAAGACTCGAGGGATTTGAAACAGAAGAGATTGTGTATGAGGGCGCTGGTACAGTTTCAACTGCTGACGGGATAAGACGAGCTTTAGAGGCTTTGCCTATTGTTGGTGCTGGGGGCGTTTCGGTTGATAACACTACGCAAAAAATAACCTTTTCAGATTCTTCTACAGATAATTTTGAGATATTTACAGGATATGTAACAACTGGGGATGCCTCTGATACGGTCACAATATCGGTAGATGTAACGGGTTCTCCTCGAAAAGAAGATGTATGGAGCGAGATTAGGGGCTATCCAAGAACGATTGCTTTTTATCAAAATAGGTTATGGTTCGGTGGCACAAAGTCTAAGCCTCAAAGTCTTTTTGGAAGCAGAACAAATGCCTTTTTTGATTTCAAGGTAGATATTGGCTTGCCAGCAGACCCTATATTTGTTTCATTAAATTCCAAGAGAAGAAACTCTATAACCTCTATAGTATCGAGCAGAAGACTAGCTATATTCACAGATGGCTCTGAGTTTGTAACTAATGAAGGCGCCATTACACCAGAAGATATTACGATTGATTCACAGACTTCTTATGGCTCAAGTTTCGTTAGGCCGGTAGACGTAGAAGGTAATATAATTTTTATAGATAGGAATTCTTCCACTTTAAGGGGATTCTTGTTTGATTTTGGTGAAGATGGATTCTCATCACAGAACCTATCACTTCTTTCTTCACATCTTATTAAGTCTCCTGTTGATATGTCTTTTGGAGTAGGCATAGGAGGCGATGACACAATTTACGTATTTATTATTAATGAAGATGGAACCGCTGCTGTTTACAACACTTTAAGAACGCAAGGTATCTCAAACTTTACTGAGATGACTACTGAAGGCGATTTTGTTTCGTGTGAAGGGTTAGCTAATGATATGTATTTCGGTGTCTCAAGAACGCTAGATTCGGTAGATGGAATTTATTTAGAAAAGTGGAATGAAGAACTTTATACAGACTCTTCTGTTCTGCAAACTTTTGGGGCACCTACTGATACAATTACGGGCCTAGACCATCTTAATGGTGTAGAATGTCGGGTAGTTGCTGACGGTTCCATTATGGATAATGCTACACCTGTAGGCGGCGAAATCACTTTGGTTAGGGAGGCTTCTGTGGTTGAGGTGGGGATAAATTATAATTGCACGATTCAGATGATGCCGCTGGCACCTGTTACTGGTGCTGGCAATGGATTAATGCACAAAAAGAAAATTGCCCGACAACATTTTAATGTGTATGAAACATATCGCGGATGGTCTGTAGATGGGAGGGTAATACCCTCTAAAGACTTCGGAGAAGGGCCAAGTGATACCCCTTTAGGAACACCGCCTGCCCCATTTACTGGATACATTAGGAATATAGAAGGCCAAGAGGGCTGGGAATCTTTGCTGGCTCCTTTGTTAGAGTTTCCTGATCCTTTACCTTTTACTATACTAGCTATTGAATCTGAGGTTGAAGTCTCGTGATTAAAGACAGTGAATTTAATTTATCTTCAATGTATGGCGAAGGCCCTATGGTAGGGGGTGATACCCCTAGCGGCGTTGATAGGGGAGATGCTAATTTTGCGAGTACATGGCAAAAAAATGTAAGCCCTTGGGCTAATTTAGGGGCGGGTCTTTTAGGTGCAATTAGCGAATTAAGAAGCGCTGAAAATGATTACAAGCTTACAAAGATTCAGGGCAAGATGGCAGACTCAGAGCTTAAAATGGCGTTACTGTCAGAAATGACAGCAGCCAGGGAGCGCTCAAAGTTAAGAAGAGAAAAGCTAGACAGATCGTTATCAGAAAGAGCTGTTAAAACGGCTGTATCTGGTCTTGCTCAAGAGGGGTCTGCAATAGCTGGAATTGCTCAAGATTATGAAAGACAGGCTGAAGATGAAAGGGCGGCAAGGCTAAATTTAAAATCAAGATCAAAATCAATGCGATCTCAAGTTGAGGCAAGAAAAGCTACAGCAAAATCTAGGGCTAAGCAAAGTCTATTACAGGCAAAAACTGACTTTTTAACTGATCAGCAAAGCGGATTGCCAGGGCTAATTAGGGGGCTTCCTTTGTAATGGTTTATACACGAGAAGAAATAATACAACCTAGTGGATTGGATCAATCTGCATCCTCATCTATTGAGGGTTTAAAAAATAGGTTAAGAATGAATACGGGCCAAAATATAGCTTTGGCTCAGCAGCAGGCAGCAGCCCTTGGTGCAGAGCGCGGGGCTAAAGAGGGAATGGCTTTAGATGAGGAAGGGAGAGCGATTGCGCCTGAATTAAAGGCGGGGGTTACTGCATTTCAGCAAGCCTTTAATAATTCTGCCATTGATGGCTATAAGGCAAGTTTACAGGCTGATATTAGAAATGACATAGGCAGAATATATCAAGAGAATTCTGATGATGCTGAAATGTTTAGCAAAAAGATTGATGCCTACCAGCAGGGGATTTCTGATGATGTGCATCCTGAAGTACGGGATGAAGTTTTATTTGCTATAAATAAAGAAAAAAACAATCTAGGACTTAAAGTAGCTGAGAATGATCTTTTAAGAAAACAAAAAGAAGCTATTGATGGGCACAATGAAAATATCACTTCAGCTTTTGAGTTTGCTAAAAGGGCGGCAGAAAATGGTGAAATTAAAGCTTCTAGTGATTATGCAGCAGAAGCATTTTTAGAGATTGATAAAAAGCTTGAAAATGGATACATAAATGAAGATGAAGCTTTTCAGGCAAAACTAGATATAGAAAGAAGTCTAATGGAGTCTGTTACAAGAAGAGACTTAAGAAATGTTTATGAGGCAGAAGGAGAGAGTGCTGCATACAGCAAGCTTTATGAATTAGGTGAAAATGTTCCTGAGTGGTCAAATGTTGAAGACTGGGAAGCATTTACAAATTCTTTAGTGGCTGATCTAAATCAGCAAGTAACACTTCAAAAGAAAATTGTAACCCAGGAAGAAATAGCAAGAGATAAAAAAATTGCCGATTTATTTGTGGCTGCTGAAAATCCTTATTCAGATTTAGGTAAAATTACATTTGAGTTTGAAAAATTAATAAGCGAAGGAACTCAAGGTGGAGAAAAAAGAGTTTCTTCAGAACAAATTAAATCATTTTATAGAACCATTCAAAGCAGGCAAATAAAGGAAATAGAAAATCTAAATGAAATTGATGCTGTTTCAAGAAAATGGAAGGGAGAGGCTTCAAATGGAAGAATTGTAGTTACTCAAAAGGGAGTAAACAGCTATTACAATGATGTTCTTTTAAACTTTGAAGATTTAGATAATGCAATGAAAGCCGATTTTGTTAGCGTCATGGGAATGATACCCCTTCAAATGAAGAGGCAAATGAAGCAGTATATTTTATCAAGAGACCCTCAATTAATAATTGAAGCTGCTGATCTAGCAGATAGAATACAAGAGACTCCAGGGATAATAGATAATGTTTTTTCTACACATGAGCAGGCTCTAGCAAAAAGAGTGGTAGAACTTTCTGATGTAATGGACCCTGAAAAGGCTGTTGAAAATGCTTTAATAATTACAGACCCAAACAATAAGGCTAACATTGATCTTAGAAAGTCAGAAATAACGGAAAAATTTAAGAAGAATGATTCCGCTGATGTTGAGGATTATTTTGAGTCAAGAATATCAAAATGGGATTATAGAGCAATACCTGGGCTAGGAACTCCTATTAAGCTAGACCCTGTAAATAAAGCTAGAATTACAAGAGAATTTCAAGATGTTAGGGATTCTCTTTATATAGCAAATTTTGGCACTAAAGAAGAGTCTGATGAGCAAGCATTAAAGCAGGTGGCAAGAAATTGGGGGGAGTTTAAATTTGGAGAAAAGAATATCGTTATGAAGTATCCGATGCAGCTTTATTACATGTCTGATGGAGGCACTGATTATATTGCGGAGCAAGCCGAGGAGCTTGCAACGGATGCCCTGGGCTATGAAGTAAAGGCGAAAGATATTATATTTGTCTCAGATCAAAGAACTGCCAGAGAGGCGAAGATGCGGGAAAAAACGGGAAAGGGCGGCCCCACTTATCTAATGAGTATTTTAAAAGAAGATGGAACACTAGTAAGAACTGGCAAAAGATTTTACCCTGATGTATTAAAAGCAAATGAAGATTATCGAAGATTGCAGGATGATATAGCTGTTGAAAATAGAACGATTAGAGAAAATTTATCCAAGAATATAAAAGAGTCTTGGCGCTTTACTGTTCCATCTTTTCAAGGAATGCCTAGTGCGGGGTCTGGGAAAAGCAAATATGAAAAGTTTAGAAGAAAAATGCAGGCTAAAGAGGACTATGAGCAAATTAGCATTCAACTAGAGGCTGTTGATGAATGGCTTGCTTTAAACAAAAGGCCAAGCCAGCTTGTAAGCAAGTCAGAAATAAACAGGCAAAAATCTTTAAAGGCTGACTTAGAAGAACAGTTAAGCCTGATTGGGAATGAGTGAGTTTTATTATGCCTTTAATACCGGATGACGGACTTCAATATAGGTTTGAAAAAGCTGTAGAAACCTTGCCAGAAAGTAAAGAAGAAGAAAAAACTAGTTTTTCTGAAACCTTTACAGCAAATGTAATCCTTGACAATATGTTAGTAAGCCCATGGTTTACTAGAGATGATGCGCCTGATTTCTTTGTTGATAATCCTAATTTTAATCCGTTAGATTACATAACAGACGAGCAAAGAAAAAACCCATTATTTGTAGATAGCATTATGGCTGCTGATAATGAGTCTGAAATTGAAGCTGCTTGGCACCAATATCAATGGGAAATGGAGTTAAGAGATCAAAGAGATAAGGGCGGAATAATGCCTGTAATCTTGTCAGAAGGACTAGACTTAATCAATTTGTTTCCTGTAGCTGGGACTACATATAAGACCTATAGAACGGGGGCATCTATACTTAAAGGCGCTGCCGTTACAGGAACGCAATTAGCTGGAGCAACGGCAGCAGAAGAAGCTTTTTTAAATTACAATCAGATGGCTAGGTCTTTTGGTGAGTCTAGCACAAATACAACGGCAGCATTTGTTCTTGGTAGCATATTCGGTGGAGCTGCTGTTAAGCTTCAAAGATTGGCTGAAAAAGCAAATGTAGATTATGAGCAAATGCTAAAAGAAACGGAGTATGCTTTCGACCCTGAAGGGAGCATAAAAGAGGGTTTAAACCCAGTTCTTTCAGAGGGGCTTGCAAAATCAATAGGTTCAGCACAGGCGCAAGAAATTGTTGATGTTCAAATAAAAGGTAAAGCTGCAAGAGGATTTTTAAAAGCGTTAGAGCCAACAACATTTACTGGGCCATCTACAAGGAACATGCTTTCTAAAAACAAAGAAGTTAGGATACTTCAGCAAAAGCTTGCTGATTACCCTTTAGATATTGAGCTTCCAAAACAGTCGCCACCAATAGTTAGAAACGATGATGTTATTGTCTTGGAAGGTGAGAATTTTGAGCAGGCTTTAAAAAGAACACAAGAACAATCTGATAAAAACTTCTTAAAAGAAATAGAGAATTATGAAAATAATGTTTCCTATCAATCTGTGGAAAGAAATATAAAATCTCACGAAACTAAATTTTATAAAGGGCAAATAAAGCTAGAGCAAGCATGGAAAGGTTACGCGGAAGAACAAAACTTAAACAAAGGTGTAATGAATGTTTTGAAATCTGGATTTAATAGAGCAGAGTTTATGCAAGCCGCTGGAAAGGCGCAAAGAAATGGATCAGATAATAAATGGATACAAATGGCGGCAGACTCAATGGACAGTGAACTTTATGCGCCAATGTTAAAAGAAGCTCAAGAAGCGGGGATTCCTGGATCAGAAAACTGGGGCAATGTAAAAACATCGCTTAAATACCTGAATAGAATATGGAACAAGCAAGCCATAATTGAAAATATGGGATTGTTTCAGAGCAGGGTAAAGAAATGGCTTATTGAAAAAGATCAACTAGATATAAATGCCAAAATAGAAAGCGAGGTTATGCGAACCGAGCTAGAAACATATAAAATTTCTACGGAAAGAAAAGAAAAACAAATATCAAAAAACCTTGATCTAATAAAAGTAGAGGAAAAAAAATTAGCTAAATTAAGGTCTATAAGAAAGAGCCAGAGTGAGGCAAGGCTAAGAAATGACATAAATGCAAGTTTAGATAGGATTTCTGGCTTGAAAGCGCAGAATAAAAACCTAGATTTAGAGTTAAAAGATATTAGCAGAATTGATGATATTTTAAACATTTCTAAAATGGGGGATATAAAGGATATTAAAATAAATAAAATAATTGACGATAAAATAGCCGATTTATCAAAGGTAATTAAAAGGGCTGAAGTTGGACTTTTTAGAGATGCTGGTGATTATGATCAGCTAACAAACGAGATTACTTCTAAAATTATTGCTTCGCCTGATGGCCGAGTTGCATACGATTATCAAATAGGTGAAAATTCTTCAGGAAATTTAGCCATAAAAGATAAAGCATTTTCTTCTGAGCTAGGGGGCGCTTTTAGTGCAAGAGCCTTTTTAATACCTGATGAATTTGTTGAAGACTTCTTAATAAATGATCTTGAAGAATTAGCCTTTAGATATTTGCAAAATGTCGCGCCTAAGCTTGAATTTTATAAGGCGTTTGGAAGCTTGGATGCGGGAAAGCAGATAAGCGATATTGAAAAAAGCTGGACTAATATAATCAAGAACGCCCCAAAAGAAGAAAGAATAAAACTAGGAAGGGAAAAAAATAGAAATGTAAAAGACCTTAAAACGCAGATACAGAGGTTGAATGGAACATTTAATATAAGCGATCCATCAAACCCGGTTGCAAGATTTACAAGTGCAGCAAAAAACTGGGCTTATATGAGATTAATGGGTGGTGTTGTCCCTAGTTCCGTAATGGATATTACTAGGATATTTACTGCTGAAGGAATAGTAAAAACTTTTTCTAATGGTATTGTTCCTTTAATTAAAAACCTTAAAACTTACAAGATTGCGGCAGAAGATTCTAGGGCTTACATACAAGGGACTA